CCCACATTGACATCTTCAACCAGATTCACACTGGCATAGTAACGACCACTATCAGCCACAATCGTGTCCCGAATGATGGTTGCTGGCTTGGTATTGTTGTACCACTGTGTCGCGGACACACCAATGAAATCTCGGCTGAGTGAATCATTAAATGAATAAGTTGCGATCTTGAACTCAACATTGCTGTTATTCACTCGGACCGTGCCAATGCGCGTTTCAACTGCAGTTAGGCGTAGAAACTGAGTGACTTCATTTGCTGTACCTTCATTCACAACCAATACGATCGAGTCACCAATGTTGTTTTCAGTTTCAGACTTATCCATGACCACTTGAATTGACTTCATGCCAATGTAGGCTTCATCAAGTAACGATCCAACCGCCTGTGCACCTTTGGCTAAATAATTTTCTACACGGTTTTGAGCAGCTACTCGTTCATCTGTCCACGATTCTGTGCTGAACAGCAAAGCCGATACATTCGGATCTGCTGGGTTTTCGGAAATGAATGCTGTAGCACCCATCAGTGGATCCGTATCTTCATTGGTCAGACCAGGAAAGATCTTACGCATCGATACATCGCCCATGGTACGGTCAAGTTCGGAGATATCGGGGAATAGGTTATTGCTCTCCCCATCCACCACAATCTGACCAGAGTATTTTCCTCCACCATCTTCTGTGTCAGTCAAACGCTGCGACTTATAGATGACGAGATTATTGGTTTCAATTGGCATCGCTTAACTCCACAAATCTTAAAGTGACGTTGTAATACTCGTCTTCTGACACAGAGGGAATCTCTTTAACAGGTTGGGCTTCTATCGCGGTATCTTTATGCCGAAACTTCACATCAAACTCTCGAGCATCATGTAAATACTCAAATTTCAAAGTAAAGAATTCATCTTGCAGTAGAGACCATTCTTTTAAGCGACTCACAACATGTCGTTTTAACCAAGCCATATTCTTGTCAGCCGTTAAAGAGATTGGCCGACCAGATTTCCACTTCCCTTCTTGAATAATTGGAGTGCCATCTAAAGCAGGTTCAATGATTTGCTCAATGCCATTCCAATCAAATTCATCTGACCATAAAAAACCGTCACTCAAGGTGACGGTTTCGTTTGTTGATTTACGTGTTAGTTTCATTGCATTCACATCGCTCGTTTAAGTTGTTCAAGCTCACTCAAAAATTCATCAAAACTTCCTTGGCTGCTTTCAGTGACAGGCACACTTATGGTTTTGCCATTAATGGTGATATTGTTCTGTACGACTCTCTCCTTAGATTGCTCTACGTTGGTTGTCGGTACCGCAACATTCACTTCGGGTGCCAGAGCATTAACAGCTGCACTCTTGGTACCTGCTGTTGCAGATCCTTGACCTGACATATATCGCGCCAGTAACTCATTCACTTTTTGGGTACCGAATGCAGAGGTTTGACCATTGTTTAACAACTTCTCAAATGCCTTAGCGGTGTATTCATCACCGCGTGCACGTGCATCCCTCGCCTTATTCTTATCAATCTCTAAACCTTGATTCAAAATATTCTTGGCAATCTTGACTGCTTCAGCTTCGTCGTAACCCATACCAGAAAGCTTAGATTGGATATCCATAACGTTGTAAGTCGTGAAATCAGCACCTACACGCTGCGTCTTATTCTCCTTCTCGGCCTTGGATCGAGCATCCATCATCTCATTCCACGCTTCGATTGAGCTTTTGGCCTCCTGTTTAACAGCATCACCGAGTTCACGGTATCCACTGATCGCTGATCGAGCAGAGTCTCCGACGCGCTCATTCGCCGAAGTAAGGTCATTCATTGCAGTGACAGAAGCCTTACCTGTTGAATCCACTTCAACTTTCATATCCACCATTCTAGCTTGTGAAAGTATCATACTGTCAGCAACCCCTTTATTTGCTGCAATAGCTTTTTCAGCATATTGCTTAAATGCTTCTTGCTGCTGATTTAACGTTGCTGATCCGCTACTTTTAAGTGTTTCAAATGCCTCCTTATATTTGGCTGCAACCACCTTTAACTGCTCAGGTGTTTCCATTCCGAATACAGAAAATGCTTCCGCAACTGAATTAACCCCCGCAGTTGCTTCATCCGTACGCTTTTTTAAGTCAATTAGTTGCTGTTCAGCTTGTCTAAGTAGACCATCAGCAACCTTTTCACCTAATTTAGATCGTAGGCTTTCAATGCGTTTTTTTAATTCCTCAATCTCTTGCTGATTGGTTGAAGTATCAATGGCATTCGAGATACTTGAGCCCAAAGCACGACTAACATCAACGCCTTCACTTTCCAACTCCCCCAAGTTTTGAACCAAGATACGCACATCGTTATTAGCTTTGTTAAAGGCCTCAGTCGACTCCCCCTTTAACTCCTCGTAACTTAGCCCAGTACGGCGAATTGCCTCATCCAGTACTGCCCCTTGGACCATGGCGGCAGATTTAACAGAGTTGGCATATTGAACATGAAGAGAACTTGCTTCGGCTTGCAACTTGGTTATATCGTCTTGATACTTTGCAACACTTTTTAACCAAGCTTGATACTCCATATCTTGATTAGCTTTCTTCCAGTTATCCAGCTCAAGTTGCTTGGCTTTAACCTTGGCATTCGTTGCTTCAATCTGCTTCTCAATGTTAACCGGGATAGCAGCCAACTTACCTTGAAAAGCAACCAGATCCTCATCTTTAAGAATGCCAGATAAAGCAGCTTGGATTTGCTCTCCAGTAGCTTTACCCTGTGTTTGCAAGGCAATAAGAGCTGTAATGCCATTATTGATACCAGTGGCCGTATCAAAGTTAAAACTCTTGGCGATGTTCTCTAAGACATTAACAACACTCTCACCCGCCTTAACCTGCTTATCGAATTCATCGACCATCTGCTTCGATGCTTCGTTTAAGCCGAGTGCAGCATTTTTTGCAAGTTCAGTTGCGGCGGCTTTACGCTTATGAGCCTCAGCAGCCTCTTCCACCTTTTTCTTGGATAGCTCTTCTTGAGCAGCTAGTTCCTTTTCTGATTGCTCTAAAGTTTTATTACCATTTATTAATAACCATCCTTTAGCAACTAATTCACCTATTGCCTCACCAGTATCAACAAATAGATCTTTTACCATTGATCCAGTAACAATCACGGCTGCTGTAGCGGCACCATAAGCGCCAAATCGTGAAATCACACCAGTTAAACCAGATGACATTCGAGAGAATGTCGGAAGTGCTGTTTCAACTGATGCTTTGATACCTGTATGCGCTACAGCATTTGCTCTGGCCGCATTTGCATTAGCTAACTGTGCTTGAGTGTTGGCAACGACTGCAACGGTTTCTTGCTGAACAGCTAAACTTGCAGCACGAACACTATTTGCTTTATCAAGGAATACAGCAGCCATGCCTAGAGCTTTGTAAGCAATGAATGCTTGAGCTGCAAAGGTAAGTGTTGAAACCAGTTGGTCGAGATTCTCAGCGATATATTTAATCGCCTCTGCTACACGTTGACTGATGCCATGTGTGCGATCAAGTTCACCAAGATAAACCATCCATGAAGTTTTTAAATTCTCAGTTGATTTACCAATCGTTAATGGGAACTTCTCAAACTCCGCGCTAATGGTCCTTGTTTGACTAAGTAATGCCTTAGTCACTACATCAGTTGTCAACTTTCCATTATCAGCAAACTCTTTCAGCTTACCAATCGTTACACCTAAACCATCCGCCATTGCCTCTGCGAGTCGAGGTGCTTGTTCGAGTACAGAGGCGTATTCCTCCCCTCTGAGAACCCCAGATCCTATAGCCTGATTCAGTTGAAAAAGTGCAGCCTCCGCCGATTCAGCCGAAGTGCCGCTGACTTGGATCGCCATATTGATGACTTCGGTAAGTTGAAGTGCATCTTTCTGGGTTAATTCGAACTCCTTACCAGCTTTTAATAATTTGGCATAAAGATTAGCTGTTGCTTCAAGATTTGAGTTTGTTCGAATTGCGACTGCAATGACATCATCTAGAGCCTGCTCTAGATTCCCATACTCTCCTACTGCAATTTTTAATGTCGCTATCAGGTTTTTATAGTTATCGGTTGTTTGCGCCATTTCTTGCGCGGTAACTCCGATTCCTAATGCAGCTAAAGCACCAGTTAGCGCTGTAAATCCAGTCTTAAGGCCTTCAATGTTGTGAGCTACAGCTTCGGAAGTTGTTCCTGTCTCAGCAAGCTCTTGATTTGTCCCTTCTAAAGCATGATCTAAGCTATCAATAATAGGGACTGCTTGCTGAGTTGCAGCCCTGAAATCACTCATTGAATTATCAGCTAAGTTTAGTGCACGCTCTAAGCTAGTTACACGCTCTTTTGCAGCATTTAACTCCTCAAGAGTAACGTTATCACCAGCATCAATTAGCGCCTGCCATGCATTGCGTGCAGATAATAACTCACGCTCTAAAGAATCAATCGCAGCCGCACCAACCGTAGAGATTCGCTCTACTTCCTTGGTTGATATAACAGCCCCATCACCCATGCTTTCAATAGCACGTGTAACATTCTGAACCTCTGTCGTTATTTCTGTTAAATCTACAGTGGTGAATCTCTGTAATTCAGCAATTACTTCACTGGTTGCTTTGTCTAAACCTGTCATAGCATTGGTTGCGACAGACTGGTATGAACCAAATGCGGCCTGAACATCTTGAATAGAGCTTTTAAGATCTGCTACTCGATTAATGGCATTACTGATATCCGTCGGAGATGCTTTTGATTGCGATAAGCGAACTAATTCAGCTTGAGCCTCAACCAATTCATTATTGAGTGATGCAACCATTTGCTGACTTTGCATCGACATTTCACGGATCTTCGTACCACTAATGGTGCTCTTATCACCTAAATCTGTAATCTCTTTGGTTGCCTCATGCAGACCCTGCACAAGCTCAGTGACTTTTACCTTTTGAGCTTCGCTTTTAATGGTATCGAAGACTTTAATGGTTACATCTTGGGCTTGCTTGGTATTTGATACATAATCCTTGGTGTCTGCATCCATCACCAACTTAAACGTTAAATTTTTTCCAGACATAGAAACCTCAAATTACAGGCATAAAAAAACCACCTTTCGGTGGTTGATGGTTATAAAACTAAAGATTATTGTAGAACTGTATATTCAACTCTCACTGTCCGGTCTTCTACAATTTCATGATGAAGCAATCTGTAGTACGGATTTTCAATAAAAAACTCATCCATTAATTGCATAGCTTCTCTAAGTGTCTCTGCTGAAAAATCTTTAGTGATAACCATAGCTACTCTACCTTGGGTATTTTCCGTTGATAGAGCCTTTACAATAGATCTCAATCCTATCCATTGTCAGGGTCTTTCCATCAGGCATCATTGGAAATTGTTTTAATGATTGGTAGTGCTCCATGCCATCTTTAAAGCATTCAGAATATAGGTCTTCTGAGCTTTTAGGTGGTAAAAAACTACCTGTTTTTATAAATCTCTCAACACCAACATAAACGATCATGCATAAAAATATTACCGCCATGATTCCGACAACGATGCTGCCAGTCACAATCACAATCCCCATCACATCAAGCTGAAAATTCCGATCCTTGGTATCACAAGCCAATAATGGAACCACTCGATCACTTCCACAGTTTGAACAAACACCTAATCCAGTTCTACGCCAGATTTCATAGATCACACCAGGAACAAAAAAGAAAATAAGCAGAACAATAGTAATTAGAAAGTTGCCACGATTCTTAGACCATCCTGTGTGGCCACAGTTGTTGCAACTTACACACTTATTTGCCACTTAGTTACCCTCAGATTTTTATATTTCCCAGTATCTTAACACCATGTATCAACCATTTAATTCATCAACAAAACTTTTAAATTGCTTCGCTGCTGCGTGATGCGCCATACGAATAATATTAGATTGAGTAGCAATATTCTGCTTTTCACGTTTTACCACTGCTTCAGAGTAAAGCTTAAATGCTCCATAGGTCATATTCATGATGCTGTCATGGCTATGGCCATTTGATACCAGCAACTGGAATGAATCAAACCAAGTTGATTCATGATCATTTACTTCCGTACGCTTCTTGCGGCGTTTCGATTTCTGCTCTTTATCGATGAAATACGCCTGATTGACTTTTAAGCCAGTTTTGAGAAGTTGTCGAAACACATCTTGATCTTCAGTCGTTTTTAAGATCGCTTGATGGTCTAGATCAGTGATGAGTTGAAGCATCACTACGCATTCAATCAAATGCTTTTGAATCACCTTCTTAAGAATTTCATCTGAATAATCACTCACATTGCTAAGTGTATTCTTAATAGGATCAGCAGCACCTACCCATAAATCAAACTGGCGCATAAGGATCTGACGTACCTCAAGCGAAACATCATCTATCTCAAGGTTTAAGCTACGGTTCGCTGCAATGAAGAAATCATTCATGATGTAATCCTAAAAAACAGGCACAAAAAAAGACGCTCATGCGCCTGGTATTTTTTTGTGCCTGTAAACTTATGCTACGAAAAATCGATCAATACAACCAAATGGACCTGCTTGCGGATCATTCGCTTTGGATGAATCAGCTAAACACTCACCTTCAACATCGAATGATGCAAAGTCTTCATTGATCAAGTTAAATTCAGTATCAGGTGAGAACTGTACTCTCCACAATTCAACAGAAAGCTTGTCACCCGAGTAGGTATCAATCCCTTTGAACAGTAAGGCGTACTCACGCCCAAAATGGGTTGCCATAGTGGTTCGCTCTACCACACCAGCACTACCAGACCAAGTTACAGGCCCTGCAGGTTCTACAAGAAATTCGACTGTGCCAAATACCGAATCCAAGCTGTAAGTGGATGGATCAATATCCGTACTGCCAGTTTTGAAAGCAACCCCAGTTAGATTGCGATAACCAAGGTTGATCATTTGACCAGCCTGCACAGTACCCAATGTTTGATCGGTAAGAGCTTGAGCAGTAGTTTTAGTTGTTTCGCCGCTAAACAAAATATTCTTATTTTGCTTATTAAGCTCCTCAAGCGAGCCACTAAAGGTCACACCAGTTGCTTTACGCAAAATAGCATCTTTTGCGCGTGTTCCATCTTTAGCTGTGAAGTGGTCAGTTGAATCGGATGAAATCGCAATTTGCATATTGGGTGCATTACCCATCGTCAAATAAGGCCCCACTACACCATTAGTAATTAATGCGGCAAGCATCTCACCTTGCAGTGAAATTAGATCAGGTTTAGCCATCTACTTTAGCCTCTTTTGTAGTTTTGGTTTGTACAGCAGGCTTAGTCTCAGAAGCTTCCTTCACTTCTTCAATCACACCACGCTGCAGTAAGTCTTGGATTTGCGCAGCGGTCAAACCACCCACGATATCCCCAGTACGAAAACGCCCGACAGGTTGCCTGGCTTTATATTGCTTGGTCATATAATTTCCTATACGAATGTTTTTGATTCAAACACCAAAGTGATATACACACAGGTGGTCGAGTAGTCTTCCTCTATGGCGACTAAATCCAGTGGTCTTACACTTGAATCTGGTTTCCAACCACATAGAAGCTCTAGAACCTTTTGCGTCAATATCCCAGCTCGGTCCAGTGCTTCAGCTCCATTACTCAACTGTGATGCAGCATGCCGCTCAACAACAGTTACTTCCCATTGCTTGGCTAGCATGTTGATCGATGATCGTCCCGCATCATCTACTTTACGTACACGGCGGTAATACACCTGGGTGTTTGGAGTTACCTGTGTCATTTCAGTGATTTTGGCTGAATTAGCAGGTGTATAAATCATCTTAAAGTCTGCAATTTCACTGAGCTTTTCGGCAATTTCAGAACGAACAGCAAAGAAGTTTTCTGCATCACTCATGGGTTAAATGCTCCACAATTATATCCATCACCTCATTTTCATCGGATTCCGTGAGACCTAAGAAAGGACGGCGAGGCATATTGACCTTGTACGGCTTACCCATAGTTTCCTGCATAAAATTAGAACGAGATTGACGTACAAATCGATTCCCAACAGTACCGTCACGCCCTTGTCGAAAGTAGGTCCTTCTCATACGGGCTTCATGATGGATCTCACCACCGAAATGATGAATTGCGGCATATTCAACATCTGTCCCAATCTCAACACCATTCGGCAGAACGTTATGAGTAATTGAATTCATCAAGCGTGATGTATCTCGAAGCGTGGTCCCGCCTTGACGAGCCACCCGACCTGAAATACGCCACTTACCCTCTAAGCCTTCGCCCACCATCCAACGGCGTCGAATGTTGTTTGAGACTGTATAGCCTATAGCCTCAAACAATTGCTGCTTAGTTTGATCAAGCCCTGAGAATCGCTCCAGCGCTTGAACTATTAAAGATTCACCATTTGCCTGAATGGTGATACCCACACCAGACATAAGCACCTCACTTGATGCTAGGCATCTTGTCTAAAGTTGCATCCCCAAATACACCTCCACGATATGTACTACCGATCGGCATCGTTGCTGGTGCATTCGCTGGCTTTTCTTCAGTGACTTGGTTTTGGTCGTTAAGAATATTGAGAACAGCCTTTCCATCAGCGATTCGCTTGAGATAGTTAATCTCTGCTTCATAGCGATTTTCAACTTCTTCGGTAGGATGCTGAAAATACAAACGATATCGCACAATATTGCATGCGACTCGCTTTAACGTACTTGGGATGTTAGGTAATGGCAGCTTGTATTTCACCGCCACATAACTATCAATCTCCTCAGTAGCATCACGAATGGCTTCGTCAATTGAATTCGTGGTTGATAGCATGGATTCCAACTGATCAATCTCATTACCAAACCGAGCTATTAAATCCTCACGGGTTGCATACATGGATCACCTACTTATTTTTCAGTTGGCGTTGCAGCCTTCTTCGATTCGGCGGTAGCCTTTTTCAAAGCCGCTTCTGGAGCATTTAGCGATTTCTCTAAACCTTCCACTTTCGCTTTCAGCTCTGCGTTTTCTTGTTCAGCCTTGCCCTTAGCTTCAATCAGCTTAAGTTCATTCGCTTTCAGCTCTGCAACTTCTGCAGCAAGATTTGCTAACTGTGCTGCAGCACCATCCGCCTTAGGCTCCTCAGGCTCTTGATATTCTTCAATAGCCCCAGTTGCTAAAAGGGCCTGAATACGTTCTTCATTCAAGCCCTTAATTTCATCACCTGGCATAAACTGCCCGATGGATTGCTTTGCAATGTACTTTGGCATCTAAGCCTCCTTAAACAATAAATCCAGTACCACCACATACGCCATTTTTGTTTGATGGTACGGCAAGTGGAGCAGATTCTGTCATTAAGAAAATCCCACTTGGATCTTCGTTATACCATTGGCGGTCAAAGTACTTCTGAACAGCACCATTCGCTAACATGTTCTTAATTTTGCACTGAGCAATAGAACCATTGAGGTCTGAAATCGCCCCAAAATAATCATCAGGAATAAAGCGTTGTACACCAGATGATAAACGGTATGTAGCATCGAATACCCATAACTCTTTTTCATCCAAGTAACCTTTGAATGATGCGCCCTCTTGAACATTTAAGCTTGGCTTGTAAGGAACAGCGATACCCGCATAAGGCTTAACAAAACGTTCTTTGAACTCTTCATTTGAAGATAATGCAATCCAAACCTTTCCAGACATCAAGTAAGCTTTTGAACTACCGCCATTAGCATCCAGCAAGAGTTTTTCAATTGTTTCAATATCAGTTACAGGCTTGGCACCTGCTTGGTTCCAAGGAGTCAACGGTGTAAATGTGAGTGACGCATCGCGCTCATAATCAACTAAGTTGTATTCATAATCATCTGATTGAAGAACATACTTCCCGTTAAGTAAAAGCTGAGTGGCCATTAACAAAACTGAGTTATCAATTGCATCATGGTTGCGTTTCATGACAGCGATCTGAGCAATCACCATCTTTTCTTGATCAGACAATTGCTGACTGCCAGTAGAGATGATACCCGCAGTACGCAAACGCTCCATGAGTGCTTCATCAAAAGCAGTTGCAGGAGTCACCATATTTTTTGGCTTGTAATAAGCTGGCTGTACGAATTCTACTTTGGCAGCACGTTTAGTATCAAAAGGCTTACCGGGTTGATGTGGTGAGACCAATGGCGCTAAATCGTGCACTGTATTGATTTCTGCTAATGGCACTTCATCGCGATCGAATGATGGGCGATTCGGGAAGAACTTATCTAAAAGCCAAGTATCCATTGGCTTGTAATTCGTATGAATTAACGCAAGCTCACCAACATTAAGTAGCTCAAGTGGTGCGCCATTAACTGTAAATGACTGAGGCATGTTTTAAAGTCCTTATACTTTTGAAAGTTCAATGTTGTTTAGGGTTGCCTTCGCACGTGCAGCATCGTACTTAGCGGTTACAAGATATTCACCTGAGAGACAAATCGCTTCCACGCTAAAAACACCGCCAAAGTAGATCGGAAGCTCTACGCCATCAGCTGCCATTTGTGTAGCTTCGACTGCTGTCACATCACGACCACAAATCACTTGCCAAGTTTTTTCATCTGCAGCGAGATCAACCACATTTGCATCCGACAAAGTCAGCAAATCACCAGTCTTGTAAGCCTTGGCAGCGGTAATCTTTGCATTAGCACGGCGCAACTTTTCGACATCTAGAATGAATGGTCGTGTTTCGCGGGTCACGCTCCCTAAATATGTCTTTCCGCTCATGATTTAAGCCCCTTTATTTTGTGATGCGAATGCTTGTGCACCAGATGTGAAACGATGCTGTTCATTGCCGTTACCACCTTGCCCCTGCTGTCCACCCTGACCACCAGTAGCTTGATGGCTAAACAAGTGCTGCAAGTGAGCTGGAACGACGTTGGTTTGCTGTTGTTGATGACCTGCAGGTGGTGCTGGTTGCTGTCCTGAGAACTGCTTTAGTTGCTGAGACATGAAGGCAAATGAAGCATCATCCATATTGGTATATGACGTTTTTTCTTCAGCGCTGAACTGCTTACTCAAGGCGGTTTCCAGTGCTTTAATGTCTTCTTCACGCTTATCCGCTTTGAACTTTTTCAGCTCATTTTGCGCAGCATCACGATCTTGCTCCGCTTTTTCACGAGCAGCTTTTTCTTTTTCGAGTTCGGTCACGTCCGTTTCCTCTTGGTTGAAAGTTTTTGATTTAGGGCTATGACTTGCTGCCACAGCATTTGTATTGTCATCCGCACCTAAAGCACAGAAAGACACTTCGCGAATACGACCGCCACGGAATACGGTGATAGGTCCTTGGTGAACCTTCCCATTTACCATTACAGATGCATCAGCTTTGATTTCTTCGATTGAAGATGGCTCAATACGTACTGACATTTGCCATGGAAAGCCGTCATCTGAGTCTTGGGCTACCTGAGTACCAAACTCATTACTCATCAAGTCACCAGAGACAGTTAATCCTGTTTGGTGGTTAATTGAGTGCGTATTGATTGCACCTGCACGCTGACTCGATCGATGCTCAAGTAATGCAGGAATGCGTCCTTTCAATTGCATTGAATCAAGATCAAAGACGATTCGATCCCAATACCAATGGTCTGTAATAACTTCTCCGCTGTAAGCCACGCCGGAGAAGGTACGTTTTTTCTTACCCTCTTCAGCCTGATTTACATTTAGCTGCCCAAGCTGAAAGCAATACTGATTGGGCTTATCTTCTTCTGGCATTTTCATGCTCCATAAAAAAACCGCCTTGACGGCGGTTCTGTATGCTTGTGATTATTTAATTACTTTGAACTAAGGCTAGCAGTTTTGTTTCCGCCTCCCTTGTATGTTGATACATCATTGGCTCATTGCGCTGTATTACAGATGTCAACGTATCGATAATTCGCAATTTTTCTTCAAGTGAATAATTTTTTTTAATGCTCGTAGTTAAAGCTCCACCATCCGCTGACACATTACTGCCGTTCGGCACTAAGCTTAATGGTTGGTTATAGTTCGACATATCGGAGCTTTGATTCAAGGCGTTTGAACCAAAATTGCAACCCAATGGATGGCATCCATCTTTATCAACCTTTAGACCACCAGTGAGAAGCATGCGCAAATTAAATCGGTCTTCTTTTGAATCAGCAACGATTGAAACAATGTTCATCCCCGTTAAGCTCATGACATCTTTATATAAGACGCTCATTCCATTTTTTAAAATCAATTTCATCTAATTCACCAATGCTCTTAACACATAAATCATCTTCCCATCTGAGGGTGCTACTGAAACCACCTCAAACGACAACCCCATCTCAAACAACACGCCTTGCCCTGCATTGAGTTTTTCAAGATCAATACCTAAGCCTTTTGCATTCTCAATTTGAATCACTATATTTGACTGTGCACCCGTTAGCAGTAACGGCGAATCCAGAGTTATGACTTTACCCACTTCAAGCGAAGCCGCATAAGCCAGTGTTGTAGATCCTCTGACCACATCCACGGCGTTTGCAGATACAGCCTGAATCTTAGCCATATCCCCTTTCACCCAGCGCTTAAGCACTTCTTCTGCCAACGAGATAGCAGGTTTCTGAACATAAGCCGTTAATGCAGTAGCATTGCCCTGTACATAATCCACCAGCGTCCTGATCGCACTTGGTCGTAGTGTTGGATCAAGTGGCACCACCGTATCTGCAATCGTATTGAATAGATCTCGACTCGAATCCGTCATCGGTGACAAGAGGCTCATCAACTTCTTGCTAGCAGTCCATTCAGCCTGAATTGCTTGTTTCTGCTCCAGTAAATATTCCTTATCTAAGATTGAGTCAGTAATCTTTTGATCAACAGCTGACTCCATCTCACCGAATGTTAATGGACTCGTAGACCAGCCCATATCTTCTGCAATTTGTGGTAGATCTTCATCAGAAGTAATACCGAGCTTCTTCGCTTCTTTCTCAGTCAAGGCAATTACGGTGCACCGACACATGAAAGACCATGGTGGGTAATACAACAACCAAAAAGGATCATCGATATGTCTGATGATTCGATTCAAAGCCAAATGGCTGGGACGAACACGAGTGTCATTAATCGCTGAATACATTAAATAAGGTCGTTTCGCCTTATTCTTCTGCTGTTGTTGCCAACGTCCATGGCCATAAGCTGTCTGGATATTGGTTCGGAATACATTCTTGAGATAATGCTTACTCAGCACAATCTCGTTTTCTTCAACCAACTTCTGAAAGTCGTTGAATGTTCCACCCTCTGCCAAGGTCTTATTGAGC